TAATGTAGTCAAACCCTTAGAGAAAGTTGTAACCACTTGGCACAAATGATTGTTCTCGGTATGTAAAGTAACAGTTCTACCATCTACATTTACATATATTCTAATTGCTATTCTATCCGTTATAGTTAAAACCGAAGTAGCAACAGGAATAGCAAAATAATAAGCACTTAATGTAGTTCCATTAGTTAAATATTCTGGTATAGCTTGATTAGACCCTAATAAAGTAAAAGTTGTTCCATCATACTTGTAAAGTTCTGCATAAACATAAGGATTGTGAGCATTAGAGTTTACACTAAAATAAAACTCACAATTAAAGTTTCCAGCAGGTACTTCTAATAAAGCAGGGTCATTAGCATCAGTTAAATAACTTGCTATGTAACCATTAGCCGAAATAGTAACATCAGTTCCAGCACCACTAATAGGAACTTTACTTAATTGTTTATAAGCAACCCCACCTATTGTACCTTGACTTACACTTGTATTAAGATAATAAGAAACCGAACTACCTCCACCTGTTGATGTAGGAAAATCAGCTAAAGTACCATCTCCTCGTACATATTGAGAAGCATCTCCATCTAAAGCAGAAATCACTCCAGAATTTGAAACCACTGGTCCTTGTAAATCCCTTATTTTCGCTTCTCCTGTTATTTGTAATTGATTACTCATATTAATTATTGAAATATTCCTCTAATAAATTCATCAGCCTCTAATGCCCTTCCAAAAGTAACTACACCACTTGCACTTGTAAACTTAATCTGGTCGTTGGTAGGAGTTCCTGTTGTAAGTATCTCTCTTACCTCTACACCACCTCTTGTAAAGCCTAGACAAATCTTTCCTATCATATCTGCATAAGTAATAGTAGTTTCTCCACCTGCTGCCGTTGAAGATTTCATATACACTTGACCACTTGTTGTTACTATCTCGCCATTTTGATTTATTGATACTCCTGAAGTTGTATAAGCACCTGAACCTTGTAAACCTACTGAATAAGTACCTATATCCTTATAAGGAGCATTGATTTGTAAACTCGTAAGATTACAATTCCCACCTATAATTACCAATCCATCTACTCCATTGTCAATAGCAAATTTAATTGCTATTTGTGTTCTATTTTGTTGCGTTTGCAATAAGTATAAATAACCATAGTTTTCTAATGTTATTAATCCATCGCAATTCACACTCCAATTAGCTATGTCGTTCTTAAATTCACGATACCAAGCACTCGTTTGAGATGTTACTTCTTTTTGGTCTACATTAACCGAGAAAGAACAATTTGTTGAACAAGCAAAGGGAATATCAGTTGGCATTGTAGTTACTACACTAGCTACATTATTTCCTTGTGTATAAAAAGTAATATTTCTAGTACTTACATTTTGAGGGTAGACCATAACAACTATTCTATCACTTGCAGATAATGCTGTTTCAGGAAAACTTATAGAAGTATTATATAATGTTATTGATGTTGATGTTAAGGTCGTTGCAGTACTACTTGCCAAAGATGTAAAGGTTGTTCCATCATATTTATATACTATATAATAAAATGCTGGACTACCTGTCAAATTTGTTGTTATAGATACATAAGAACTAAAATTCCAAGTTCCAGCAGGGATAGTAGTCAAATTAGGCTTATTTACATCTGTAATAAACCTAGCTATTATATTATCTCCTGTTGCAACAAAGTTGGCACTACTTGCTACATTTTCAGTAGAACTTAATTCATAGTAAGAATTACCACCTATTGTGCCTTGTGATATGCCACCATTTAGATAGAATTGTCCATTGGGATTTTGCCAATAGAGAATCATATTATTACCTTGTACTTTATCTGCCATATTGCAAAGTTAAACTATATTAATATTAAATTGTGCTATCCAAAATGGACCTAGTTGACCTGTATCTGTAATGTAATTTGGAATAATAAATGCCGTTATTTCAGCAACGCTAACCTCAATTAATTGAACCGAATTTAATTCGTTTACATAAGCATTTTGGCTTACTCTATTCATTATGAATTTCTTACCAGTATAAGACAAGTTTCCTGTAACTGTGTCCGTTGTAGTAAATACTTTATCTAAATAGACAAATGCCCCACTGCTAGTATGTTCTCCTAAATCACATTCTACTGTTGCTACGTTCTTATTAAGGTTTCTTATGTTTTGATAAGTCATAAATACAATTAAATCTACTGCTCCTAAAGGATTACCACTAGGGCAAGAAGAATACCAATCCTTTAAGAATGTACCATCTGAAGCACATAATACTCCTTTATTAGATGAATAATTATAAGTAGTAGGATAGTTATTCCCATAGGGTTGCTCAAATACTTTTAAAGTAGATTGTATTGTATTATCAGCCACAAAGTTTGCCTCAATAAACTTAACTTCACTATCTCCTCTTTGTATAATAAAGTTTTGAACTAAAGATGCTTGACCTGATGCATCACATATAATCTTAAACTTTAAATATCCAAAAATTGCAACACTTGATACAATATATGGTGGAATGTCTCTAGTAAATGTTGTAGAATTTTCAGATGGGTCTATTGTAATATTTTGTAAAGTAGTTTGCCATTGCCCATTAGTATCTAAATATCTAAGTCCTCCAGATGTATTAAGTGTAATTTGCAATTTAGCACCTGTTGAAGTTATATGTTCAAAACTTAACTTAAAAGGAACTTCGCCTATATAAGGAAGGAAATAATTAGGAGCAGCTAAATTACCATTCTCTATACTAGCTAAGCCACTTGTATTTCTTACTAAAGAAACTGCATCAAATTGACCTGCCGTATCTGGTACTATTGTTGCAGTTGAATCTCCTGTTGCACCTAAAACAAACCCAGTTGCAGTATTAGTTGGGAAAGCATTTAGCTTTAAGTCTGCATTGTCGCAATAGTTTAAAGCTGATTCATAAGCACCTCTCCCTTGTATATTGTAAAACCCTTTCTTTAATAGTTTTACTTGACTATTATTTATAAAATGCACATTGCCATCTGCATAAGGGACTATGTTAACTGTATTACTTAGAACACCACTACTTGTTATTGTAGGAGTTGCTAGAATATTATATTTAGTAAAATAATTTGTAGTAGCTGCCATTTCATTCATTGAGAATATACACCAGTCTCCATTAGCTTGGAACATTCTACAATTAAATGAGGTCATTATTTTGCCAATAATATCATAATAAGACTCACCCATAAAATCCCTTCTATATTGATATATTTGGCTAAATGGCTCGTTACTTACTCCATCTTGCCTATCAACCATACCATCTGCAAAGTAAGAACAAGCCACAACTAAATTTAACACATCTGGATAGCCTAATAACTTTAAGCCATCGCTAATTACATTTAATTGAGTGTCTAATTGATTAATACTATCATCTCTTACATATTCAATATTTTGTATAAATGAAATACCATCAATACAAGTAAAGTCTGCTTGAGTAATGCCTGTTGAAAAACCCATTTGAGTATAATCATTAAACATATAACCTCTCCACATTACGTTTGTACTTTCTTTAAGTATTACATAATACTTCCTATCATCTTGACTAAGTACATCAGGGAATTGGTCGTAATCATCTTGTGTTTCTAATAATATAGAAAAGTTAACCTGAGTAGATATTATTGTAGGGTAAGGATATTCCTCGTTTGAGTTAGGTTGTACTATTATTGATACTGGCTGATAGGTTTTAACTACTCCAGCAACATAATCTCTCTCATAAATCTCAAGTACTTGATTTGTACCATTCCTTAAGATTTGAGTTATTGTATATCTTAATCCGTAAGCCATTATGCTAAACTGATTGATTGTCCTTTAATGTTTGATGCCTTTTGACTTCTATTTACAGCAAGTAATAAATCTTGCCCTCTTAATACAAATTGACCTCCATTACTTGTTACACCACTACTCATTGCACCTGCGTTAAAAGAACCTTGCATTATATTACCAAGTTTGCTTAATGGCAAAACTGCTTCACTTTCACTTCCCTCTCCAATCATTGCTAATGTTGGACCAGTTGCTACACCACCACTTGCTAAACCTAATATACCTTTAAATGCTCCCATAAATGATACTCCACCACCAGCTGCACCACCACTTATTAAAGATAAAATCCCAGCAAATATTGCAGCTTGAATAACTGCTTCTGCAATTTGTTTAGTTAAATTTTGGAACATTTCTCCTATTGCATTACTTACACTTTCACCTCTTTCCATTGCATCCCATAAACCCATAATTGAATTAGTTGCAATATTTGAAACTGTATTAGCAAATCTTACATAGTCTTGTTCTTGTATTTTTAATAATTTTCTAACTTCTTTTGCCTTTTCAGTTTCTCCTTGAACAAAAATACGATTAGCTTCTTTATCAAGCATTGCCATTGCTCTTGCAGTTCTTTCAGGGTCTAATGCTTTTACTCCACTTGCTGCTGCTCCTCCTGCTCTCCTTTTTTCTAATAAACCTAATGCTTGTTCTACTTTTGTTGCAGATAAATCTTGTCTTAAACTTGCTAAAGCAGTTTTTGCTTCTCCTGTTGTTAATCCAGCAAGTTTTTTAACTGCATCAGAAATAGCATTTATCTTTAAAGTATAATATGATTCTTTATCCTTATCAGATGTAGGTAATTTTTTAATAAGACCTTCATCTAATTGATATTGCAATGACCTTGTTTGCTCTGCTAAGTTTTGTATTATCTTACTTGTTTCACTTTGCTTAACATCTCCAACTCCTGCATTAGATGGACCAAATATTTTAGTAAATGTTTCCTTAATATTATCAGCAAATGTATTATATTTCTTATTTATTTCTTGTAAAATATAAGCATCAAATTCTAAATTTTTTATTGCTTTCTTTCTATCTTTTTCTGCAATATCTTCACCACTTGTACCACCTCTACTTACAAAAGCTAATGCTCTTTGTCCAAATGTTGGAGTTGGTGGCAATTCCTCTAATGATAATTGTTCTACTTGCTTTTTTGCTGCTTGTGCTGCTGCTTCTTGTGCTACGGCTTTATAGAAAATCATTTTTACATAAGCCTCTGAATTTTCAGTTAAGAATTTTTCAGCAGTACTTAAATCATTTGTATTTGCAATTGTATCTTTAAGAGTAGCATTAAATTGCTTTAAAAATGACTCTTTAGTTATTAACCCATTTTTATATTGCTCGTGTGCTTCGTTAAGACTATTAATATCAGTAGAAGCCTTTACATAGGCTTTAGATGCATCATCAAAAACTTTAATTTCTGATGCTAATGCAGTATTTAAACCACCTACTTTTTGTGTAATAAAATTAGATATTTCATCACCAAACTTTAAGAATACAAAAACTGCTGCTGATACTGCAACACCAAGTCCTGCTGGACCAGTTAAAGCACTAACTAATTCTTTACCAATACTACTTCCAGCTTCTTTTGACCTTTCTCCTAATCTTTGGAATGATTCAAGTAATGGGTTAAGGTTATTTGCAACACCTATAAAACCATAATTCAAATCTTGTAAAACACGACCTGAATTTAATAACGCTTGATTTGCTTGATTTGATGCACTAGGTAATTTACCTAAATTTGAACTTAATTGAGTAGTAGCAACAGATGTTTGTTGTAAACCTTCTAAAGCCTGTTTATTATCGGCTGTAATCGTAATTTTAAGTGTTTCCTGTGCCATTTTACTAATTTACTCCGTATAATTTTAATGTTCTTGCCAATTGGTCATCCGTTAACATTGTTTTTTCTTGTTCTTCATCATTATCATCCAACATTGGTATATGCCAAAATGCTTTTAATGACTTAGGAGACCTTTCAGCACTATTACTTAGGTATATAATATAGGCAAGGTTTCTAGTCCTTGCCCATTCATTTAATTCTTTTCTTTCATTGCCTAAAACAATAATTGAAAAATCTTTCCAAGTCATCTCCCAAAACTCACTAGGTTTAACCCCACATTCAGCAGCCTTAACTAAGATGTCATCCCAACTTAGATTTGTTAGACTTTTTTTTTTCTTCTTTAGCAGGAGTTCCTTGAACAGTCAATACAGTTGTCGCAACAATGTATTTAATATATTCAATTACACTTCCTTTTTCATCAAAAATACCACCAAGTTCATCTACCCAATCACAAACATCATTTTCATCAAATTCAACACTTTCTTTATTGCTATTACAAGCTGATTTATACCCTACAAAAATTAATAAAATTATAAGTTCTAAATCGTATTGTGTATTATTCAATATTTCAAAGTATCTATTTATTGGTAGATTCTCTTTTTCTCCTTTATCGTTTATAGTTGCTTTAGCTATACAAAATTCACGCATAGCCCAAGTTCCCCACTTTAAAGGAATAGTTTTGTTGTTCAGTCTTAATTCAAACATAGGTTATTTATTATGCAGTTTCAGTTTGTGTCAATGGTGGTACAGTTACTACGAAAGTCGCAGAAAATTTAACATCATCTTTATCAGCAGCGTTTACATCAAAGTTTGAAATAAATACTTGACCTGAATACACAATATCACCTGCTGTTGGAGTTGCTTTACCCATCTTCATATTGAAAGATGTTCTTGCAGCGTGAGCAACATACAATTGTTGGTAAGAATCCTTACTTGGAGTTCCTGTTTCATCAATTGCAAAACCTTCACCTTGAAATGATTGTGTAAATGA